TCTCTGCCACCCCATCTAGTCAAAACTGATCTAGACATACAAGCAGCTAAATGCTCAATAGATACCATTGTTCCTAACCAAAACTTAATCTGAGGTTTTCTCATGATTATCTTGGTCTTTTGGAACTCAGCTTCTTCCATCTCTTTTAAGTTATGCCTATCATTAAATGATTCATGGGCATTAGCATGAGATATTTCTTCTTTGATAAACTGAACCATTCTTTGCTTTAGGCTCTCATCAGTAACCTTTGGCAAATAACTTTTTACAATCTCAGCAAACGCTCTTTCCCATGCAGGAAATAAAATGCTTGAGGCATTACCGTAGTGACTCCAAATAGGCGAGTTATCGCACCAATATTCATGCTTTTGTGCATTAGATTGGCTGACTTCCCTATGGGTCATAGACCGCTCCACCAATCACTTACAGATTTACCTAAAGATCCCAAACCACTGGCAATATTTGTAATAGTGCTTGGGTTGCTTAATGCACTGCTACCTAATTGGAATAAGCCACCAGTTAAAGCCGCTTGTTTAGCAGCATCAGCGTTTTGTTGGGCAATACGAGCCGCTTCACTAGATGTGTAAGCACCTAAAATATCAGGGCCAGCAACAGCAGCTTGTGTGTATGGGTTAATGTATGTTGGTGCAGTAGCTTGTCTATAAGCACCTAATTGACTTAAAGGTAAATTATATTGACCTAAAGCTTGATTAAATGCTTGTTGATTGGCTTGTAAACCTGTTTGCATACCACCAACTATGGCACTTGTTAATTGATCGTTTTGTCTTTGGCTAAAGTCAGTCATGGCATTTTTATAAGCCTCTGAACCTTGCATAATGCCTTGATTGGCTAATCTTGCATTTAAAGCTTCTTGTTGGCGTTGTTGTACAGGCTCAAGTCTACGCAAAATCGCATCTGAGTAAGCTTCATTAGGGTTAATACCGTATGAAGGCAATTGAGGGTTAAAACCTTGACCAATATTTTGACCAATTTGATTGGATAGTTGCGACATAGTTCCAGCAACTTCAGGGCTAAATGTTTGATTAGCCGACCAAATTGGATTTCCTGAAGCATCTGTACCTGTTTGCGTATATTGCAAGCTACCAAAAGGAGTTTGTTGATTTACACGGTTAGCAGCGGTTGCCGTTTGAGCACCTTGAATGTTGCCCATAGTGTTGGCTTGAGCGGCTTGCACAAAAGGATTATTTCCGTATTGTGTTTGGAAATTAGTGGCAGCATTTTGCAAGCTTGGATTGCCATAATTTGGAGTTTGCACAGTATTAGGAGCTTGCACAGCATTAGTCGGTGTTAAATTATTAAACATTCCACCAGCTGTTGATGCTACATTGCTTAAAATTCCTTGACCACCCATACTACTCTCCTTGTAATTTCCTTAATGATGCGTTTAGATTCAACCATTTACAATCTTCACGCTTCATTGTCATAATTAATAAATCCCCGTTTTCATGAGCATCTTCAATTACGCATTTATCTTGGAAACCAAGGTGTCGGTTCAATCGGACTGCTTCTTTATTTTCAGCATCCAATGTCGCTAATATAACCTTTTTTTCCAACTTTTTAAAGGGGTAATCAAAACAAGCCCATAATAAATCTTTAGACATCCAATTTTCACCAACCGTACCTATGTGCATTTGGCAAGCATTTGGTAAAAAACCGCAAAAAGCCACTACTGCTACCAAATTACCGTCTATTTCCTGCCCTATAAACCTAGCTTCATCACCAAACTTTTGAAATAATATGCGTTCAATCCATGCTCGCATAAACTCCTGATTTTCAGTAGTAACTCTACGCAATTACAATACGCCCCCAGCTTCCATCACATAATCAGTTGATGCCCAATGGAGCTCAATGCCACGACTTGCCACATTCAAGTTAATTGAACCTGAAAAACCTAGTCCTGTAACGCCTTGCCATATTTTAGTAGTAATTAAACCACCAGCCCAGTTTGCTTGATCCCACTTTGATGTATCCCATACACCGTCTGTTAGGGTACTTGGGTTAAATTGAACCGCACCTAACTGAGATTGGGTATCAAAATCAACGCTTAAGCCACATACCACATTGGGTACACCGCCTGTAGACTGAAGTATTGGTCTTACCAAGGTAAAACGCTTTAATTGGCCAGGCCTTTCAAAGTAACTGTAGGCTTGTTGTGCAGTAGCAGTAATGTTTGAACCGTTGTCAGAATAACTACTGTAGAAAATACCTACAATTCCATCACCGCCAAAGTGCATATCGGCATCGCCTGATACTTCCCAACAATAACCCTGAATACCTGTAAATCTACCCCATGACTTAGTAATGGTATGCATGACAAACTGTTCCATGCCCGTACTGGTAGGAATAGACAGAATCAGCATATTTTCACTAGCGTAATAGTTAATCTGCCAACCAAAAAGGTCGTAATAAAGAGTTGCTGCCTGACTTACTGCAAAATAAATCTTGTCTGTTAGGTTGACACGGGGGTCTAGTCGGCTAGATTGCAAGGCAGAAGCCAAAGGCACTAAACCGTCTTGAGTTAAGAGCAATAAATCGCCTGAGTATTTAAAAAAGCATCTACGGCTAAATGTTTGACCTAGTTGCCATACACCTTTTAACGCCCAAGTATCAATAGAATCAGGATCTGTGCCGTTATAAACCATCACTTCACCCATGCTAGTCACAAATACAGCGTAATCGTCTGCACCTTGACCAGCATCTAATGTCCATGTACCCATTGCTTGCAAATAACCTGAATTTCGGGCAATTCCACCAAAATATAGGGGAGAAGCTGCACCACCAATGGCATCAGGGTCTAAATACCAACAGGCTAAAGTGTCTTTTTGGGTGAAATACAAACGATTTTTAAACAAATTGACATTAACAAATGTATTTGAATTAACCCCTGTAATGCCAATGGTTGTGTATGTTCCTACTACCGTAGCATCTGCGGTAGGGGCAGTAGCCATCGTATAGGTAAAGGTACTAGCCCCCGTTACATCAATAACATAAGTGCCGTTGTAATTTGATTCTGTAGCACCGCTAATAGTTACTCGATTACCGTCTACCAACCCATGTGGTGCAGCAGTAGTCAGAGTAGCTGTCAGATTGCCTGTACCGCCCCGTGTAATGGTGCTTATTGTTTGGGCAGTTGTGGTTGTAGCTACAAAAAACCAGCGTGTACCGTCATAAATCATTACTGGATCAACACCGTTACAAGCTACCAAAAAGTGTCCTGCTGTATTGGTAATATTGACTGATTGTAATTTATCGCTTTGAATACCCGTAAATACACGAACCGCAGGGTTTACAGCAGTTTCATAAATAGTGTTACCTGAAGCACCAAAAAGTTTGTAACCACCCACTTCGGTGTAATTCATTAAAGTATTTACAGGTGTTGTAATACCCTTTTCATAGCTACCGACTACTGATGCACTACCTGAAGGAACGGAAGCCATTGTGTAAGTGAATGTTGTACTGTTGACTACGGTGATTGTGAACACACCGTTGTAAGCGGAAGGCGTACATCCTGAAATAGCGACTTGATTACCAGTTGACAATCCATGTGCTGAAGCCGTAGTAAGCGTAGCAAGCGTATCCACACGGGTAATAGTGCTAATAGCCACTACCCCCGTAGTTGTTGTTAATAAGCTAGATTGTGTCCACCCTTTACGCATGGTCACATCAGTAGGGGTCGGATACCAGTTTACAAGCTGAATAGCATCCATTGGGTTCATGTTAGCTTGGGAATCCCTAGCGTTCCATCCACCAATCGGTGCTGGTACAGAAGTTGTATTAGCAGTAAACTTTTTAGCTACTGGCATGATTAACTTCCGTAGTTGGAGTCAGGTATGTTTGCCCATCCAATCAATACAGCACTTGGTTGAGGAGCGAATGACAATGTAGCTGAACCCTTGTCGTTAGCCTTGGCAATGCTCAAATAACGGCTGTAGTCTTGTTGCAATGCAGTAGTATCAAACGACTTGATTTGGAAGTATTTAAGCTTTGTAGCCAATACCATAATCGTATCGTCTAACACCGTAGTATCTGTGTCGGCTGTAAAGCTGTTCTTTACATCACCTGTAGCACTTCTTACAAAGCCTTTAGAACGGTATTCAAAACCTAAGTATTCTAATGTGCTATAAGGTGGCCAAATCTGAAACTCATCCCCAAGAATTCTCCAACGAACCCGTGGGCCTGTTGAAATATAGCCTGATTTAAGCCATTGCCATTGTTGAGCATCAACTGGGCCTAACATCTGCCAATGTTTTGTTTTATCCCAATGGGTATTATCCGTGACTGTTTCATAGTCAGGGGGTAGCGGATACTTGGTCTTACTAAAGGTAACAGTACCACCAATACTCGTTGCAGAAGCAAGTTGTGTGGTGGTAACTGTTGATCCTGTTACTGAATTTACATAAGTATCTTGAGGAATTGCTGTACCCACGATAGAGTAGGTGTTGTCCAAACCTGTGGTATCAGCAACATTTAATAAGTCATAAGTGTTGTTGATGGTGTCACAGGTTGTGGTTATTGCTGTTGTGTAGAAACGATACTCTAACTCCAATGCTTGCCAATTATGCTCTTTTAGCAAGTCATACCCTGCACGGTTCATTAACGCAAGAATCTGTTGCACATCTTGGCTAGTGTTACCAACAACATAGGTTGGCACGGCAAGGTTTAGTTCAGCAGTTACTTGTTGAACTAATTGGAGTAGATTTGATGACATATTAAGCTTCCTCTGTGGCTACCGCTTTAGATTTACGGGGTTTCTTTTCACCAACAGCAGCAAGTATAGTGGCCATTTGTTCTTGCATCAAAGCCAGCTTCGCATCTGTTTCTTGTTTCATTTTAGCAGTTTCTAGCTCCTTTTTGGCAAGTTCTTCTTTAAGTGCGTTAATTTCATGCTCACGCTTGTCAGTTTCTGCTGCCGTTGTTGCTAGATTTAAAAATGCCTTTGCCTTGTCACGGAACGCATAGGGGGACATTCCTGCAATCATTCCCATACGCTGTAACTGTTGATCTGAAGCGTGTGCAATAGATTCTACCGTTTGAAACTTAATTCCCCGTAGTTCTTCAGCTTGGCTTTTTGATACTAAAGGCCACTCTGATACAGGTGTTCCCACTACTTCCTCATCGTGTGCACCTTGTCTATTCATATAGTTAGCCCATTGAATAGGAAAGCGTTGCTTATGGTTTTGTAGGGCGTAAGTGTCAATTTCGGTTAGTGTATCGCCAGCAACGCAAATATGAACAAAGTCAAAGTCTTTGTATATTGGTCTGCCAGCATCCATTGATTCTTGCTCTTGTTGTACGGATTTCTTGTAAAAGCGTACTTGTAAGCGTGAATCTGCTCCTTGTGTGTCTGAAGGTAATGCCATTTTTAAATCTCCTAAGTAGTTAGGTAAAGTTAAAGGGAAAAAGGGGTTAGCCTTGTGAGCCAACCCCCTGTTTTTACTACATTTTGCTATTAAACACTAGCTTTGCTAAACCAAGCATAGTCACCTGAAGCTACTGCAACGGCTGGACTTAGATAAGTACCACCTGAAGCTGTAACAACGAATGTTGAAGCATTGATAGAGCAAGTTGCTGTAGAAGCTGTAATAGCTGCACCAGCAACGCCT